CAAAGCCGCCTGGTTCTCTTTCAGGGTCTTGACGGCCTCGCAGACCCCAGAATGTTCGTCGCACTTCTCCGGGGTTGTCATAAGAATTTCCCCTTGCGTAATTCCATCTCTGTGCTATTCATCGGTAAGCCTCCAGCTATCGAGGTAGTTGGTCGGTCAGATGCTCCGGTTCAGTTGCAGACTGGTCGGGGCATCGCTGCTTTACGGTATTATCCTTGCCACATCGGAACCCTGTGTTGCCGGACCAAACTCGGCTTCTTCCCAGTACGGAGTCTCGTCCCATCCTTCGTTCGTGAAATCGCCGAGCAGTGATCTTTTCTCCTGCATCGTAGTCTCGCCTCTGTACCTACGAGGATTCCCGCATTGCCAACACGAGCATCTCTTTGGAGTCCTTCGCAGTACATGCAGATCTCTCTCGATAAGTTCATGGTCCAAGACGAATCCGGCATCCGGCACAAAGCACCTATACCAATCCGGAGAAGAGTCCAACCGCTCTTTCATCCTCCTCTTCGCTATGATGTCTGCTTGGATCATTCTTGTGCCGCGCATTGGTGCCTCGCTAATATTCCTTGACTCTGAACTGCCAGTTGATAAGCGAGTGGCTCTTCTGTAGACCGCTTACCGCCTGCTGGGCGCGCTCTAAGGTCGCGTACCTTCCCCAATTTAGCCAACCGGTTCTACCGGATCGCCATTTTGGGTCGAACGCCTGGACAATGAAAGGCTTTCGCTTGGGGGAAAGCTTCCTGTGCTTTGGGGCGATTGTCATAGCCATCCGCACACTCTAGGCACAACGGCAGCCAACCACAGAACGATTAGGAGCACCGGCCAAATAGGGCTATCCCAGTTGATTCTCGTCAGCATCACCGCGATTCCTTTAATGCGTTCTCGACCTCTTCTAGCTTCTTCGATGCCCGTATCAATGCCTGCGCCGCTTTCCTGACATCCATCCTGGCCGCTATCAGACCGTTACGAGTCACGTGCTGCAACCTGGCTAACTCATCGGACCCCAGACGAGTCAGGTAGTCGTTGCACGGCTTTGTTCGCCATTTGCGAATCCAGGAGGGTATCATCTCGTCTCCATGCTCAGACTGTAGCGGTCTTGCCGTATCTGGCGTACAGCTTAGCCAACTCAGACCTGAATCTTTCTTCCATGTCAGGAGCGGGTGGAACGTGAAGGTTTATATGCTTTGCTGAGGCTTCACAGAACGGGCACTTCATTGGTCTGCGTATTCCGGGATAGAAAAATTCATTAGAGCACTCATCGCACACAAGGCGTTTTCGCCCCCCCAAAGGGTCACTCGCCCAATCTATTTGCTCGTCGCTTCTTAGCTTTCTACCGCTCATACACACTCCCATTTTTGTGATATCATCGCGTCTCCCGCACTTCACGGTAATCAAGTTCGCAAATAGGCTCGAACTGCCAGCTAGAGGGAATCCACTCAACCAACTCTACCTCTGAGTTGACTGCTATCGCCTTGGAAAGAGCAGACCTATTCTGCCCATGTGGTATAGAGTAAACGCACAGTTGGAAAACCTTCTCTTGATACTCCATAACCTTTGGAGGTGAATGGGGCTGAATGCACGCTTGAAGTGGTGGGTATTTCCTCGCCCTGATATCGCGCTGCGAATTGGGTAGGCAGATATTAACCCGGCCTATCACCAAAAGACCACCCTGAGCCAAGGCTACATTCATCTCGTCTCCCCGTACAGTTCCCGGTGCAGCCACTCGCGGAATTGCCAGCACTCATCCCGGCAGGTGTTGCCGAATGGGTCACGCTCATAGCGCATGCATGTATGGCAGGGGCAGGTGGTTACTGGCATGGCTAGTCCTTGGGCTCCCATAGCTTCCCAGATGGGCAACACTGTCCACTCACGGACCGCATATTGTCGCACCGTTTATAGGACTTGCGGCCTCTCACAACTTCAACCGATACCGATGCCTCGTGCGTACAGTGGTCGTTTATCTCGATGTCAATGCCAGCAGCACGAGCGACCCCGGCCACCTCCGATGGGAATGCTGAACCGAACCACTTGCAGTCAATACAAAGTTTCATGGGCCAAATTACCAATAGTCTAGGGTTGCAAAGTTCTTCAGCGCTCAACTTACTGTAATCAACCTCAACGCCACCTAGATAAGCTCTCATGACAAATCACATCCGTCGAATGGGCCACGTCTGATAAGGGGGGCCAGTGCGTACCTTGCTCCGTCCCAGATATGGTCATGCTTAGGGATGAGGTCGGGCAGGACATCCCCGGTCAGCTTATCCACCTTGTAGGACCACAACCGGGCCTCATCCTGGGCGTGCTGGCAGCGGGGGTGAATCACTATCTGCTCGAACGACCGGAGATAGGCTATCCCGTCCTCGACGCTCCCGGGCCACTTAGGTGCCGCTGTGACACCGGCATATCCGTGCTGGCGCATGTAGGATATCGTCTCGGGGCGCGCACAGTCTGAGCGGATAGTGTGCTGACGTGCTCCCGGGACAGTGTCGAATAGGGCCGGGGTCTTGTCGATGTCCACACCTACTCCCCATGCCTCATGCTCGACATAGAGCTTGCGGCGAGGCAGATCTACCAGAGATGCCCGCTCGGAGATCCACAGCTTGACGAGGGCGGTAGGGTCACTGGCAAATCCCCAGTCAGCGCCGTAGTAGGGGCCATGCCATCCGTCCTTGGGTTCAAATGCCTCGACTACCCATTTGCCATTGAGGACCTGAGCCTTTGAGTGGCGTTTGGTCTTGCCGAGCCAGATATGCTCGTAGGCATCCATATCAACGCTCTTGAGGTACTCCATCTCACGGCGCAGGACCTCGGGGAACCAGGGGTTATCGTAGTAGTTGATTTCCACGCACACTGCATCAGGGGGCGGGGAGATGACGAATCTCTTATAGGTTGGGTCAGACTCATCGTCTGGGTTGAATGATACCCAAATCTCGGATGATTCCTTGCGGATCGTGGGGATCAGGATGTCCCATGAATTGCTCGATACCTTCTCGGCTTCCTCCACCCATGCTATGTCGATACCCTCTGTGGACTTGATCTTGGTCGGATTGTTGCGGATGCCGGAGAAGATGAACTCTGACTTATTGAGGCTCTCGATTGATGATTGCTGCACGTTGTAGTACTTTGAGAACCCTATAGAATCGATTTGCTCGGACAGCAGACGGTGAACTGACTCCTGGATGGAGTTTTGGAATTCGCGGGCGCAGAGGATACGTAGGCGCTTTTGCAAGGCCATTGTCAGCAGAGACCGGGCAAATCCCCAGCTCTTTGCCCCTCCACGACCCCCGTAGGCAACCTTATACCTGGCAGGCTGCCATAGGAACTGGAGCTTGGGCGGGAGATCTATGCTGATTGTTTTCTCTTTGGCCATTAGCGAATCATTCTGATAACAGAATTAGTTGTCTAGTTTGGCGTAAGTGCCTGATTCAACGATGCCAGAATAGGGCATGATAATGTATATTATGACAACCTAGGCCACTAGAGCCAGTTTACAAGGGCATCCCCCCTGAAACTTCCAGGTTACATCCCCCCTAAATGACTCTCGTATTTCAGCCTTCAGTAACATTCTCACCCTCAAATTCCCCCTCAATCACATCCTCAATCTGTCTAACAGGAGCAGCAATTTGCTCAGGAACTACGAAATTGACCTGGATTCTCATGCCGCCGAGAGAGCCGTCAGGATTCGTCAACTCGACTGATTGCTGATCCTTCCAGCCGAAATTGTTCTTGAGATTGAAAATCACCCCTGGCGCAATCTTCGGTTTCCAGAGCGATTCTTCTACAAAAGACTCGATTTTTTGCTTTGCCGTCTTTATTGCGTGAACATATTCGGGTTTTTGCTCCATCTTCTCATAATTCAGCAGAACCCTTCTCGATGTTCCTAAATAGACAGCTAAACCTGAAACTGTATATGGTTTTGGATTTGGGACAGTGATAAGTTCACCATCTTTATTGGGGATTTGCGCAGTCTGGGAATCACACCAATGGAAATAGCTGTCGATCGCTGCCTGCAAATCTTCGGCAGTCCTAAACTTCATTGGTTGTCCCGGACCTTGTTGCATTTGCCAAACCGCCTCACTCATATCCAAATAGTCCCCGCGAAATAACGCCGATTGGATATCGTATTGCTCATCTCTATGCCGGCCGATATCTATTGCTAATTGTGCTGTTGCCTGGAGCAGTTTTATCAGTTTGTCGCGACTCATCAGTTTGCAACCTTGAGAATCATATCAGCCTGTTTAGCCTCGACTGCCTGCTCGATCTTTGCCGATTCCATCGTCAATGCGTGCACAAACGATTGATATGTCGCAACAGGATCGGCCTGATTATCCTGAGCCCATTTGAGGGCCATTTTGAGCAGTTCTAAGCGCATTTCGATACTTGGTTGCATAATAATGTCTCTCTCAGTCTATAATCCGGGCGAGCGGAACTCTCTCGCCGTCTCTCGCCGGTTTGTCCCAATCGTACCAACACCTGATAGCTGCATCGGATAGTTGCTCACCCGTCCACGGGTCCTGGTGGAAACACAGGAGGGCTCGTCCTTTGTCGTACCAAAGCCTGCCACCTTCATTCCATCGAGGCTCATCTACCATCTCTCACGCTCCGCCAGACTCCCTTACATATTGAGTCTGTAATTGTGGATTAGATTCTTTAGCTCCCGGCCGGTACAAACCGTCGCGTGGAACGTTGCACTGTGCCTTAG